GTAACTTCCTCATCTTTTGTAAAGATGCGATTTGCTAGGTTGTGCCAAGCAGGTGCGCCACGAAGTGCGAATGCAACTTCGCCGTTTTCCATTTCTAGATTATGAGCCATTTTTTACCTTTCGTTTGTTTGTTAGACCTAGTATAACAGGTGGCACTGACATTGTCTAGATTAGATAGTCATTTGTCCCAATTGTGCGGTGTGATCATTCTCACAAACTTTCAGGGTTATCCACAAGCACTCGTAAACCTGTGGATAACCCCACAAAAGCGGGGGCCGAGCTGGAGATTAAATCCCCACCTCTACCTTTTTAGCATTGCTAATTAGATTTTTATTAAACTCAACTGTGGTCTCATCAAGAAACATCGCAGTTGTTTTTTTCTTTTTTACATTATCAAAAACATAAGCGTTAATCTTTCCGCTAAAGTTTCTGATGTTGCTGAATACTAATTCAGTTAAGTATTCTTTATCAACACCTTGATCTGAATAAATCGTGATGTCATTTGCTTTGTTTGCATCGTAGATTTCTACTCTGAAACGATTTGCCATTGTATTACCTTTGTTAGTAGTTTCCCGAAGGAGAGCAGTTTGGCGACTTACTCAGGTCGTTTGGGTTCAGGTGTCTAGACTTTGTGTGCTAACCCCCCAAAACCTATTTAGAGATACTTAGCAATCTGCTTCATTGTGGAAGCATTTACTGTTTCCTCATCTGTCATTTTGAGAATTGTGAGAGCATTGGTGATGTCCTCTTTCATCTCACGATAACTGTGCTGATGGATAACCTCAAAATCCTTTTCAGGTTCTGATGGAAAAGTTCCCTCTTTTGTGATGATGTCAAAATCAACATTTAGAGTATTGTTCCAAGAACGATAGTTTGTGCGAAGGTTCTCAGCCTTTGAGAAGTTAGCAATAGCCCACTTACCAATTTCCTTGCGCCACGCTTCTACTGACTTTTGATACTTTGCTTCATTTGCGCCTTGTGTAGCATAGTCTTTTTCTAGTGTTGCTAGACGAGTTTCTAGTGCCTTGATTACTTTGGTCGTTGCGACCTTTACTGTGATTTGTCTGCTCATTTATTTATTGCCTTTCGTTGGTTGGTTGTTGTTATGGATAGTATAGCAGGGGGGTCTGACATTTCCCCCGAAGGGGGGAGAGTTCTTACTTACGACATTGGACTAGATACTCTCCTAAACTGTCCCTGTTTCGTGGCTTAGCACCCGATTATGGTGTATGCCTCCGTCTTATTAGCCAAGTAGTGTCTTGGCTGATACTGAAGTCCAGCGAGTTTCCCTGCTAGGTAGTTCCAGTAGCACACGCACCGAGCCAGATGCCTGTGGGTGTATCTCTTTGATAACACCTGTCTTTTTTGACTTTAGGCTGGTGAATAAATCGCCGACCTGATAGAGTTTTCCTTCTATTGTCATTTTTGCCTCTTTTCTTTGTTAGGTAGTATTGTAGCATTGGGGTCTGACATTAGTCTAGCCCTGTCTCAGTATTTGAGAAAGTTATTGTGTGATGCTAATCACTTTCTTGTAGCCAAGCGTGTAAGTGGTGTTGGTCAATTATTGCGTGAGCGGGTGCAAACTTATCTCCACGATAAGATACGCCTTCAGGCATTTCGATCAATTTATCGCTATCGCCATCCCACCAAGCGTCTATCGCTTCGATGCAAGGTTGCACCATAGAAAGTGGAACGGGTGGATAGTGATTACCTTGTAAGTGAATAGAGATACCTTGCTCTAATCCTAAGTCTGATAAATCTAACGCTGTCGTGTATCCCATTAGTTAGCCACCTTTAGAATTGCGTATGAGCCGTTTTCGTTGATGTGGTCAATTACTGGCTGAATTGCAGATACCAATAAATCTTTTAGCATTCCTTCTAGCATAGCAATTTGTGATTGTTCATCTAATTGTAAAAATCGTTGTGCGATAGGATGTGTTTCGTCAAACTCAGTTACGAATTTGAGTGAGTGTTCTACTGATGTCATTTGTTACCTTTCGTTGTTGGATAGTAGCAATTATAGCGTATGGCACTGACATTACCTAATCCATTCCCCGCATAAGTCTTGTGATAAATCTCACAATTTCAGGGGTTGTGGATAACTCTCGTAAGCCTGTGGATAACCCCCCACAATATTGCGGGCCAGCTTGACTTTGTCAAGCCGACACGCCGCTACCAACGATTAGGCAAATCATCTTTTCCGTCATTGTCGTTATCAAATTTTGCACCATTCCACATATACACGGCTAGCACAATTGGTGAGAATAAGAATGCAATTAATAAAATTCCAATTAAGGATCCGAGAATGTCATACATCATTTTTTACTCGCAGAAAATCTAATATCCGCTTTACCGTATACGCATAGGCCACAAGATACGCAGGCGGACCCATTGCTAGAGATAAGAGGAATACTCTTCATATTCTCAGGACACTTAGCGCCAGGCTTGCCAGTCAATTCTTTCATTGTGTCTTCGGTTGCAGCGAATGTCTTTCCTAGATAAGCAAGGCGGACCTTAGAATTAGTTTTCAAATCGAATGCTATTTCTTTATTTTCATCATCGGTGGAATAGTAAAGAGATAGATTAGGAACATCCTTTAGAATAAGCGCTGCAGATTTTACACGAGTATAAACCCAAAATTGAACATCGGGATGATTTTCAATAATTACTTTCCAGGCATATGTATAAGTATCATTGAAGAAGTCCCCGTCCCAGTGGATACGGAATAACTTAGGAGCGTCTTTCTTTTCACAATCGGCGATAAATTCTACAATCATCTCATCTAATAGAATAAGCATTGTATCCATATCGGCATTGCGTAGCAATTCCCAATTGTGTAGCAAATTAGTTTTTACTCCAGGGAATAACTTTTCGAGTTTTCCTGCGTAGCAAACGCTTTCACAAATACTAGTGGCACCAGGGCACGAGTAAGCTTTTCCAGCAGGTAATCCGAAAGTGTTAGCAATTGCGGCTTGCTTTCCATTTTTTGTGACAAGGTTAGCCACCTTTCTATCGTTAGAGCGTTTTAGTTTCATAGGGGTAATTATAGCGGTAGCCTCTGACATATTAGTAATCCTCATCCATACCGTGACCTGCAGACGCTAGAGCGTCAGAATCAGACCAGCCAATAGTTTCAAAGAATTCCATTTCCTCAGACGCATAGCATTCAGCGCAGATATAATCATCGCCATAAATTTCATATTCTGAATCATTGTCAAAAGTTTCTTGAGCGCCACAAATTTCATAGTTCAAGCAAGATACTGTAAATAGTTCCATAATGGACCTCTTTCGTTGGTAGATACGGAAATTATAGCAGAATGAACTGACATATCAAAATCGACACGCCGTAGAATTTCAGGCAATTTGGACATGTGTCGTAATTCACACGAAGCCCCCACAAAAGAGCGGGCAGCTGCATATTTATGCGCTAATCTGAATATTTATTTTTATGTTTGATCTTGCGTGTGTATTTTTTTTTATTGCGAACAGGTTGCGCCGCATTACTGCGGCGCAATTCCTGAATGCGTTTTACTTTATCTTGAAGTGAATTTAGGAACATTGTATCCACTCGCTTCGTGAAATCGTTTTACATCAAATCTCGGATTATCAACCGCAAACATTTCCGCAAAATCATTTACGATTTTAGAAAATAAAGCAGGGTGAGTTTTATCGCTGGCATACTTTAGAATTTCTGCCGTTGCTACATAGTCTTTTCGTGTCATCATTTTGCTACGACCATTCCGCTACGATAAAAGTTTTTTGTATAGCATTTCAATTCGGGAGTGTAAATATTTACAGTTGAGAATTCATCAGCAAATCCCCAATCGGTGAATTTAAAAAACGCTGACCACGCTTCCATTTCATCATAGTAATCGCCTTGCCAGTGTGGGGCATTTCCGTCATAGGCTAGAGTTATTTTATACATTAGTTTCCCTTTCGTTAGTTGAAAAATAAATCTTGTTCTTTGCCGAAATCACAATCGCAAGTTTCGACATCAAAATTATTGTTATCGCCAAAAAAGATTAGACCCGTTGAGTTGCACTCTGAGCAATCTATTCGCATTACTGAATTTATCATTAGTGTTGTTCCTCGCAATCTTTGTCATAGTCAAATCCGCAAAAGTAGCAACCCATAAATTCTAGGTGTTCGATACAGTAATACTTAAATTGACTTTCATCACAACAAAAATGTTGCTCGTCTGCGATTTCATAGAAATCGGTTTTGTCGATTATGTTTAACATAGTTTTCCTTTCGTTTGTTTATTTAGTTATTGTATCAGGTAGCACTGACAAATTGTGTGAGGGTTCTTACTTACGACATTGAGCGAGGACTCCCTCTAAACTGCCCCTGTTTCGATTTTATTTAATCGGAAGTTTTTACCGCTAAATAGCGGTAAGTATCTTTTAGATTTAGTGGTGCAGAATAAATTGGGCGTACCTGCACTTTGTAAGTATCTGCATTTGCATACCAGACACTATCATTTTTTTCTGCTGAGATAATTTCTCCAGTAAGAGAATTTGAGCGATACATTTTTCCTACAAGTAGGCTTTCGATTGTGTAGACATTTGCTGACATTTGAGTCCGCCTTTCGTTTGTTGATAGTAGCAATTATAGCCTAACCCACTGACATTTTCACATTACTAGCCAGTAAGTCCAAATACTGAGACGCTCAAGCGGTGTGATAGTAATCACATCGATATGTCCGTTTTGTCTGTCAAATCGACACGCCGCAAATTTCACGGGATTTTATAACAATGTCGTAACGACACGCCCGACCCCGTGCCTTTGCGGGCGGATCACCTTTGTCAAGGCGACACGCCGCTATCTATTGATAATCTTTTAGTATTTCCTCTAGCTGATTTATTTGCTCATCGGTTAGGTGATCTAATTGAATTGCTTTTTCAAATCCGAATAAGTCGCTCATTCATTTTCCATTTCTGCTAAATAATCCTCGTGTTCAACTAAGCCAATCGCAAATGCTACTGGGTCGCAACATTCTAAAATTTCGGCGGGTGTAAAAGTAGAGTAACCAATCTTTACACTAGGGTAAATGTCGTTTAGTAAATCAATAAAACTTTCCTTGATTTCTAAATCTTTTTCAAATTGTGTTTTCTCCATTAGAGCGCACCTTCCTGAAATAATCCGATTTCTAAATCTAGTAATTCGTTAGGTGTTGCCTCGGATAAATCTACCCAGCCAGCACCCTCATCATCTATGCGAAAGATTTCTACATAACCCATTTATTCTGCCTCCTTAGTATTGAATAGAGAGGACATCTTATCATTAGCCTCTGACATTGTTGCGATAGCCTTCAATAGGCTTTCCTTGCGTGTGGCTTCTACATAAGCCTTGTATTCATCTAGTGTCATTTTATCGACCTTTCGTTGTGGTTATAGTAGGTAGTATACACGAGCACACCGACATTATCAACACGACACGCCGTGTTTCAAGAAATCTTTCTATGTGATAAATCTCACAAAATTCCAGGGGTCCTAGTAGGTACCCGTAACGACACGCCCGACCCCGTGCCTTTGCGGGCCAGCTTGACTTTGTCAAGCCGACACGCCGTGTTAGTTATGTGATTCTCGCCACATTTCTTTAGTGTCCTCGATCATCTCACGCCATACAAGGCGGAGCATAATTAGGGCGGGGATACCGATACCTAATTGGACTAGCGTAGTTAGTATGCGATTAGTAGTCATTTACGAGTACCCCATTTCTTATAAGCCTTGTAGGCTACTACCGCTAAGGCGGTAAGAATAATAGTGTGCCAAGGTAGATAGATAGCCCCTAAGAAACTATCTAATTCAAATCCGTATTCGTTAGTTATGTGTAATTCAAATCCGTTGATAGTCATTACTTAGTTTCTACCTCTCTAATGTTGTAAGTGAATCCCTTACCTAGTTTATTTAGTTCAGCGATTACCGCTAAGATTTCTTCGGGCTTGCTAGCCTTTTGATTGACGGCTAATAGTTGAGAGCCTTGCCATAGTGTGTAAGTGATAGTCATTATTAGTTCTCCCAAGTTAGTGCGAATAGTTTTGCTAGTGCCTCATCATCTGAGTCATCAAAGTCATCTAGTGGAGGTTGTTCCTCATCTACCTCATCTAAGTATGAGTAAGCATCTGCGACATCTGATTGGATAGTATCCCATTTAGAGATTGAGTTAGTTTCGTATGAGTAAGCGTATGACATTTAGTGCCTCTTTCGTTGTTGTTAGTTAGTTGTTGAGCGGTTATTTGCTAGGCTCACCTTTCGGATTATTTGCTAGGCTCACGCTCTAATTCTTATTTAGTTGTATGTCGTTATTGTAGCCGATAGGGCTGACATTTAGGGGGACTTAGACCCTTGTGTCCGTGTGATTTACCTCACACAACAAGCGCAATAGGTAGGTAGGCTAAAGAGGTGCTTTAGCAACGCCTTGCGTTCATAGGTAGTCAATTCGGGGTGGTTAGACTTCACGCCCCCGTGTTGGTATTCATAGACGATTGCGTCTAGTGTTTTTTGAGTGAGCATTTGATTGCTCCTTTCTTTAGCGGATTTCTTTACCGCTTGTTTTTCTTTATATATTTATTCTAGCAGGGGGGACTGACATTTAGACCCGTTTCTCGGGCGTGTCGCAAATAAATCTTAGAAAACCCCTGTGATATGCGCCACAATCACGCTCAATATGTGCGGTCTATCCAAAATGTCCGATTTTTTCTGTGGTGTGTATCGTACAAGATAAAAATATATTAACATTTTCTGAAATATGAAAAGATAGTTAACTAAAAATAAGTGGTAAAATTATAATATGAAAAATTATTTAACTGAAGATAAGCGTGTGTGGGAAATAGAAAAATTTCTATCAGAAGAAGAGCTATCTATGCTTGATTCCCATATAGAAAAAACAGAGTGGGTAACTCAAGAGGGTTGGTCAAACCCATTGTGGTTTAACAACACGTCCGTGTTTCCAGATCCTAGTTTTATAATAGATAAAGTTAGTGCTGCAACTGATCATGCATACAGCTGGAATAGTATCGGCATCATAATGAGAATTCCAATTGGCGGAGGATTAAATTCACATGTTGACAATTATAACGATCCCAAAAGTGGCGAAAAAAATAATTTTATGTCTGCAACTCTTTATTTAAACGATAATTATGAAGGTGGGGAACTTTATTACGAATACTTAAAGATTGACTATAAGCCTAAGCGTGGGTCTATAGTATTTCATCCAGGATTTGAAAATATTTATAAGCACGGAGTAAGAAAAGTTACTGGCGGGTCGGACAGATATGCAATGGGGCTAGTTGGGAAAAGCTTGACATAGAATTTGTAAATAGTATACTTCCAATAGGGGGGTCGGGGGGTCAGCAAATCAACAAATAATAAATATTAAATATATAAGACCTAAGACCTAAGATCAAGTGATAAATAGAATGATACAATAAAGTATGAAAAAAGTATACCTAATAGGAGATTGCCATACTACCAGAGTTTGGGAGCATTGGAATCCAGAAACTTGCCCAGTAGATTTTAAAGCTTGGGGAATGGCAGGACTTACAGCTTGGTCATTTGATCCAGAAATATACTCAGCGGAAAATAAAAAATCAGAAGGCTTGGAAAATATAAACGAATATGTCGATAAACCACAAGAATGGTGGATAAGAGATTTTAACGAATTTCAAGATCCAGACATTGTTTTAGTGTGGCTTGGGTATGTAGACATAAGACAAAGACTAGTCGAGTACAATAATGCGGTAGAAGATGCATACCAGATGTTGGATAGGATTAGAGCCTACTACAGCAATTCTATAATACAAATAATAGAACCACTTCCACAATTTACAGAGATGCTATTAAAATATGATGGAATTTCTCCAACCTTTACATATGAAGATCGACAAAATCAAAATAATATTTTTTGCGAGTCACTAAGACAATATGCTCAAGAGCACAACATGTTGACTCCTATTAGTCAGCAGTCAATTAAAGATGCGGTGGGAATCCAAGAATTCACAACAGAGTATGCTGCAGATGTAATTAACCCAGATCAGCCATGGCATAACAAAAAGAAAGATGCTCTTAAGAAAGAATATTGGGAAAAAATATATAATCTATTTATTATTAAATCTGTATTGCAGTTGACTAGAATATAGAGTATACTGTAGATATGAAATGTGACTTTTGTGAAAACCCAAAGTATGTGGAGCGTATTAACGCTAAAGGCATACTTGAGAACTTTTGCACATCTTGCATCGAAAAATTAGTAGCAAACCGAATACGCTAGTCCCTAGGGGATATAGCTTAATCTGGTTAAAGCACTTGTCTTATATACAATAGATTCTGGGTTCAAATCCCAGTATCCCTACAAGGAGATAAATGATTATAATTAAATCAATTGCTAGTCCAGCAGGATCAGGATTAAACTTTGCTCAAGATTTATTGAGATTAGCTTTCAAGGAATACAACGTTAACTTTACTGCAGTGGGACATGAAAGAAAAAACATGGAAGAAACTGAAGGTAAGCAAATTGCACTTATTAGAAATCCATACGACACTATTGCATCTGGTGCTGAAAGATGGCTAAGAGTATCTGGACATAAGGATCACCTCGGGTATGCTCAGCTATTAGAAGAGTCTGATATAGAAGGCATAAGAGATTCTATTAAAAGAGAAGAAGAAAGATATTATGATTTCTTTTATAAAATTGAAGATTTAAATAGAGTTAAAATTGTTAGCTTTGAAACTCTTACTAAAAATCAGGATTTATTTATAGATATAGTTAAAGAGTACTATGATCTTGGCTATATGAAAACCAAAAAGGTTACAGACGAAGAGGTTTTTGATAAAGTTAGAGAAAGAAAAAATTTTAACAGGATACCTCGTGAGCAAGCTAGTGGCAGAACAATAATTAATCAATTAGTTTTAGAAATGTACCCAAAAGACCAATGGGAGTGTTGGAAAATTTATTTGGACATAAAATCAAGATTAGGAGAAAAGGTAGACGTATGAAAAAAGTATGGGCATTAGTAATTCTAATTGCGACAGCAATTCTTTCTGGAGCTATGCTCTCTAAATTTTTAAATTGGGCGGGAAGTCAAGAAATCTTTGATTTTGACCTAAATGAAGATATAGACAATGAAGAACTCTCAGCTCTATAAGTCAGTCGCAATATTTGCATGTATCCTAATGGGTCTATATATAGGATATCTATATTTATCCTAGTTGACTAGAATATATGATTATTGTCTTTGTCAGATTCTGTCAGAATAGGTCTTAAAAGGGCCTAGAAGGCTAATAGAGAATTTAACCAGTGTAACTGGTACAACTTTACTCAAAGAGCCTTATTTGGCCTTGTGTCGCTTAAACTTTAATATATCAATAAATAAAGAAATTTTCTTCTCTATCTTTTTTTCTAACAAGGCTTCAACAGATTCATTCTTAAAATGATCTGTTTGAAAATATGGGCTACTCATCATCTTGCTAAAATGGTCCCTAGGCATATATACCTCCCAAATTGCTTCTTCTACCGCCGCACTTTTTCACTTTCGCACTATATGGCGTTATTTATCTTCTTTAACAAAGTTATGATTAAACTCTTTTGCAAGCTCTACGCCCTCTAGGCCAGATGCCTGCATAATTGCTATTCTCTCATCTGTAAACATTGGGTTTACCTTGAGAGGCTTAAGCCATTCAGTGATTCTTTCTTCTGATCTATCGCCAATTTGTTCGTAGTACTCTTTTGTTCCATAGTTATAAAATGTTCCTGGATTATCCTCTGCCTTTAATACAAAGTTTGAGAAAGCATATCGGACGCCTGAAGTTACTTCACGTACTCCATGTGCGTAAGGATCAAATGCACTGTGGATAACAAGATCTCCTCTTTGTGGAGTATATTCAAAGCAAGGCTCTCCTTGTGCAGGAGGAACGTTCCATCCATTTTCATCTATTCTTGGCACACCATCTGCGTGTATGCTTGGGTAGAATAATGCTCCACCTTCAAAGTTTCCAAAGTATGCAACTAGACCATAATCTAGCTCGCAGCAGGTATCATACTTATCATCTTGTGAAAGTAAGTGACATTGTCCTTTGCCAGGGCTGTCAGAGTGAATAAACATTCCGTTATCGCCAGGTCTTACATTTAAAATTGCTTGTGATGGGTGTATAACCCATTTTGGACCTATCAGCTCACTGATTAGCTCCCAAAACTCTAATAGTCTTTTTGGTCTAGGAGTTATCTTGTTAGTGTACCAACTAATCAGAGTGGATCCGTAGCTATCTTCATCTCTACCCTGTGGGCCAAGTTCTGCTTCCATATCTGCCATTAATTCTTCTGGAACAAAATTCTTAAACAAAAAAATTCCGCTCTCAGTTCCATAGGCATCTGTATATTTTGATAGTCTTATGCAATCTGGTCTGTCGTAAAAATTCATTTAGTTGCTCCTCGCTGTTGAATATAATTATAGCATGTAATTAAACACAATTTACTAATACCTATAGGTTTAGGTGTCCTTCAGAAACCATGTCTTTAAAAAGCTTATGAAGTATTATAAAGGCATACTCTCTGTTTGCCTCCACATACAAGGCAGCATCAGAATCCGACATCCCGCTTTCAGTGGCAAGTTCTAGGTTGTAGTGATTAAACCTATCCACCATAAATTTTAATAATTGAGTGTTTTCCATATCTACATTCTAGCATTTTAGAAATACAAAAGCCTAAACGGAGGCGGATCCATTTAGGCTATGTACGTGCATAAAGCACACGGGGAACATAAATGCTCAACCCGATTTAAAGTATAAAATACTTTAAATTATATGTCAATCATTTTCTGGGGGAGAATACGATGGGCTGGGCCCAAGTAAATACCCCTGTTCATGATATTCGATCATTTTGCTTACTTCTTCTTGCCCTACAGAACCTTTTGCTATAAGAGAAAGCATATCGTATATTCTGTGGAGCATAATATAATTAACCATAGGGAGATTATCTTCTAGGTCATTAGATTGTTTATTATTCAGGTCTTCCTGCATCTAACCAAAAAACCTCTCTACCCATTGCGTCGGTCACCTTCATAGGTTCTGACTCATTTTCAATCTTACAAATACACTCGCCAATACACATTATTTTCCTCCATCAACACATTTTACTATTTTATCATATGTTGCTGACCCAAGTTCTTTTTTATATTCACAGGATAAGCAGTATAGAAATATTAAGTCACTAAGATCTTGATTACAAAAAAGAATGGATTGGTCTACTGGGCATAAAAGCTTTTCAACCAATCCTTCTTCTGACATGGAGATGTAAGTTGATACGTATTGTATCCTCATCCCATCTCCTTTACTTTGTCGGAAATTTTAATAAAAATTCCTTAGCTCTTGGGGTCATACCCTTCCAAGCTGACCAATCGATACCGCCATTGGTCATATAGTACGTTATCTCTGCGTTTGTTACTGGGTCGAATAACTCTTTGTTACTCTGTAGATCAAATTTCTCAAGTCTTGTTGGACCAAGATTTCCAATCATATTTATCTGAAATAATCCGTAAGAATTATCTCCTGTATTCCTATTCCCGTTATATGCAAGCGGTCTTCCATTAGATTCACGCTTTGCTATGGACCAAGCTTTTTTAAGGCCTACTCCTTCGAATCCTACAGTCTCAAGTAATAGTTTTAACTCTTCGTCTGTAAGCATCTCAGATGGTTTGTAAATTTCTTTACTAAAGCTATCTAAGACTTCTTGCTTTAATTGGGCTTCAGTTTTCACTAAAGGTTCTACTACAGTTAAAGCGCTAGATGATGGTTGTCCAGAAAACAAAAACAGTGTTGTCACTGCTATTATTGTCCAGTCACGAACTAAATCGCTAAACTGTTGCTTTATATTCTCCATTGGCATTTCCTCCTATAGAGATAACGAACTCTAAGAATAGCATTAAATGTAAACAGCTGTCAAGTTAGTTGACTAAAACACTATCTCACATAATGATATTTTTAAAAATATTTTTAACCCCTAGACCACTAAATAAAAGTTTGATACACTAGGACTTCACTTAAAATTAGCACCGCAAGGCGGAGAAAAGGTCGTATAACAAATGTCAAAAACTATTGAAAATCCTTATGAAAACTTTATTGCTTTATCTAGATATGCAAAATGGGTAGAAGCAGAAGGTCGTAGAGAAACTTGGGGAGAAACAGTAGATAGATATTTTACATTTATGACTAATCATTTAAAGACAAACCATAATTATATTCCAAATGAAAAGCTTGTTGCGGAATTAAAAGAGTTTGTTTTTGAACGAAATGTAATGCCATCTATGAGATCGGTAATGACTTCAGGTGCTGCTTTAGAAAGAGATAATGTTGCTGGATACAACTGTGCTTTTCTTCCAGTTGATTCCCCTCGTTCATTTGATGAAACAATGTATGTACTTATGTGTGGAACTGGTGTCGGATTCTCAGTTGAATACAAGTACATCAATAAGCTTCCCGCAGTACCAGAAAAACTTGAAAAATCAGATACTGTAATTGTTGTCGAAGATTCAAAACAAGGTTGGGCTAAAGCTTACCGTGAATTACTTGCATTACTATGGACTGGACATATCCCAGCGATTGATGTTTCTAAGGTTCGTCCCGCAGGCGCAAGATTAAAAACCATGGGCGGAAGATCTTCTGGGCCACAGCCGCTTATTAACCTATTTGATTTTACAATTGCAAAGTTTAAGAACGCTGCTGGAAGAAGCTTAAAACCAATTGAATGCCACGACATTATGTGCAAGATTGGTGAAGTGGTAGTTGTTGGCGGTGTAAGACGCTCAGCAATGATTTCTTTATCTAATATTAATGATATTGAAATGGCACAAGCAAAGTCAGGCAACTGGTGGGAGGCAAGTCCACAACGTGCTTTGTCAAATAACTCTGTTGCGTACTCACGCAAACCAGAGATGGAGCAATTTATTGCAGAATGGAAATCTCTTTATGATTCAAAGTCAGGAGAACGAGGTATATACAATGTGGCCGCAGCTCAAGCCCAAGCAGCCAAGTTTGGAAGAAGAGATCCAGATATACACTATGGAACTAACCCGTGCTCAGAAATTATTTTACGTCCTTATCAGTTTTGCAACCTTTCAGAAGTCGTATTACGTGAAAATGACACAAAGAAAGATATTGAGCGTAAGGTTGAGCTTGCTACGATTCTTGGTACTTGGCAATCAACGCTAACAGACTTTAAATATCTTCGTAAAATCTGGAAAGACAATACAGAAGAAGAAAGGCTGCTTGGCGTATCGTTAACTGGACAGTTCGGGCACAAATTTATGTCTGGCAAAGAAGATCTAGTAATGCTTGAGTCATTCTTAATGACAATGCGTGAAAGAGCAAGAGAGGTTAATAAAGAAGAGGCTGGGAAAATTGGGATTCCTGAGTCTGCCGCCATTACTTGCGTAAAGCCTTCTGGAACAGTGTCTCAATTGGTCGGGGTATCTTCAGGAATGCATCCATGGCATTCACCGTATTACATTCGCACAGTTCGTGGCTCAAAAGGAGACCCTATCTCTACATTTCTAAAGGAAGTTGGAATTCCAGTAGAAGATGACGTAATGAAGCCAAACGACACTTATGTATTTTCATTTCCTGTAAAAGCACCAGAAGGTGCAATTGTTAGAAATGATTTAACAGCTATTCAGCACTTAGATATATGGCTAGTCTATCAACGTGCTTGGTGCGAGCATAAGCCATCTATTACTGTTTCTGTAAAAGAAGAAGAGTGGATGGAAGTTGGTGCTTGGGTCTACAAGAATTTTGATGAGGTTTCTGGAATTTCATTCCTACCTCACTCAGAACACACATACAAGCAGGCTCCATATCAAGAAGTCTCTAAAGAAGAATATGAGGCGCTTGCTGAAAAAATGCCTAAAAATATTCGATGGGAAGACCTATCATTTTATGAAACAGAAGATGGAACATCACCCTCTGCCACCCTTGCCTGTAGCTCAGACGGTAATTGCGAGCTTGTAGATATTTCAGCATAGTGGTAGAATTATAGTATTCGGCAACAGCCGAAAATTCCAAGGGCAAATTGCCCACAAGGAGATAATAAAATGGCTAAATTTGCAAAAGCAGATTTAAATAAAGATGGGAAAGTAACTATGCAAGAACAGATCCTAGCAGCACTGGCAAGCTACGGAAGAGCATTTCTTTCAGCAGCGCTAGCCTTATATATGACAGGCAATACAAATCCTAGAGATTTATTGCTTGGCGGAGTAGCAGCAGTAGCACCCGTAATTTTAAAGGCATTAAATCCAAATGATAAGAATTTTGGATTTGTTAACAAAGCCTAACTTATAGTCAATTAGGAAGTCCCTTATGCTAAAATTGGCATAAGGGCTTTTCTAATTTAGGGGTAAATGTGGCAGCGCAAAAAAATTTCGAAGTAGACCAAAATACGACTTTTACATTTGAAGTTCAGTATCTTGATGAAGACCAAACCCCAATTCAGTTAAATTTCCACACAGCAAAACTCCAAGTTAGAGATACCCAGGGTGGCAAAAAACTAGCATTTACATTAACAGAACAAGATGGATTAACTATAAGTCCATCTGAAGGAAAAATACAAATATCTATATCTGCAGACAGAACAAATAAAATGTTTTATCCAAAATCTGCATACGACCTAGTTATAGTTGACCCAAGCGTTAATAAGACAAGATTACTAGAAGGGTACATGACTCTTAATAGGTCGGTAACGGTATAATGGCAACACGTTTAATAGTAACCGAAAACAATCCCCTTGTAGTTGTAAGGTCTACTGGTGCGCCAGGGCGCACAATTATAAGCGGAGAAGGCAATCCAAACAATTCTCTTGGGGTCCCTGGAGATTTTTATTTTGACACAAATACAACAAGATTCTGGGGTCCAAAAGACATACAGACAAATACGTGGAATATAGCAAAAAGTTTCATTCTGGATAAGCAGATATCACTGACTCATTCTTGGGAACTAGCACAGATAGTTGGGCCAGTAAATGGAATTTACTCGTTGCCAATAACACATAACCTTGGGTTCCACCCCAATGTGACCGTTAAGTCAAGTGCTGGGGATATATTAGAAACTGGAATAGACTATAATAGTATAAACATATTAACACTGACTATGGCACAACCGTTTTCAGGGACAGCATATCTGTCATAAGGGAGAAAGAAAATGGCAAAAAAGTTTTTAGTTAGCATTGATCTCAATAAAAATGAGCTCTTAAATGCTAGAATTCAGAATTTAGGCTCAGCCCCATCTAACCCAGTAATTGGTCAAATTTACTATAACAGTGGCGACAATGTTATGTACTACTACAATGGACTAGCATCACCAAACGGTCCATGGCAATCAATGAGTGGTTCTCAAGAAGTAATTCAAGATGTAATCGGCGCTTCAGTTGAAGGCGGAGTTGGCTTAACAAGAACATACGTTGATTCTACAGGAATCACAACAATAGATTTAGATAGTACCGCAGTAACTGCTGGTTCATACGGTTCTACAACCAAGATTCCTACATTTACCGTAGATGCTCAAGGCCGTTTAACAACAGCAGGAGAAGCAGACTTAGCAACACAACTTGATTTAGGTGCAGACAATGCACACGGTGATTATAAACTTGACCTGCTAACAGATTCAATTAAATTTGTTGGTGGAGAAGGAATAGATACCACTTACACAACAGATGGAAGCAATCACAACATTACAATTTCAGGAGAAGATGCTTCTACTACCAATAAAGGTATTGCTTCTTTTGATGCAGCAGATTTTAATGTAAATGCAGGAGTTGTATCTGTAAAGGATATTAGTTTAGATTCACAAACAACAGGCGATTATGTAGCAACAATTGTTGGAACAGCAAATGAAGTTACAGTTTCACCAAATAGCGGACATAATGCTGCAGTAACAATCGGCTTGCCAGACAATGTAGAAATTACTGGTAATTTGCAAGTTGGCGGCAACCTAAACGTTATTGGAACTGTTAACTCTGTAAATACAACACAGATTAATATTGAAGATAATAAAGTAAAGCTAAATAGCAATTTTGCTGGCACACCAACAACAGATGCTGGAATAACAGTAGAGCGTGGATTAGAGACAGATGTAGAAATTCTATGGAATGAAACATCAGACAACTGGACATTAACAAATAATGGAACGGCTTACCATGCAATTGCTAGAAAGTATGCAGAAACACTTGGTGCGTCTGCTACATCTTATACAATAACACATAACTTGGGAACAACTGATGTAACTGTTCAAATATTTGAAGCAGCGTCACCATTTGCACAAGTTGAAGCTGATGTAAAAAGAACTAGCTCAAATACAGTAACAGTAGACTTTGCAATAGCCCCGTCAGCTGGAGAATATAAAGTAGTAGTTGTAGGATAATAAAATGTCCAGACAAATGAAGGTTGCACTTAATCTTCTTACTTCTATGGAGAACCCCGACATAGCCACTGTTGGAGATATATACTTCAACGTAGTAAGCAAGAACTTAAGAATATATAACGGTACGGTTTGGGTAGAGCTTACCCCGCCCAGCACAGACCCAACACCATTCTATATGCATACTCATACATTTGATGGAAATGTTCACACAATTGATGTTCAGAATAAAATTACATTTAAGGAAACAAATACTTCAGATTCTCCCGATCTAGTATTACCACTTGTAATTGGATACGACGGACAAAGTCCTTCAACATCAAACCAAGGCGGAACATTTGAAAACCAAACATTGCTTGATGGCGGAAATCCAGAAGGCAGTGTTATAGTAGTACAAGACGAAGTTCTAGAAGGAGGAAGTTCTGCAGACAACGATGGTATAATTGTTGATGCAGGAGGTTCATAAAATGGCATCATTAAGAATACAACTCAGAAGAGACACAGCAGCAAATTGGGTATCAAACAACCCTATATTATTACCAGGTGAATTAGGCATCGAAACAGACAGCCTAAAGTTTAAAATTGGTAATGGATCAAGATGGAATGCAACAACTTCCTATGCATTTAAAGCTGGAGAAGCCAACGGTCTAGCCACACTAAACTCTTCTGGAAAAATTCCTTCATCTCAGCTACCAGATTCAATATCAGTAGGAGGAGATTTCGCAGCAGCAATAGCAGCTTTAACTACAAACTCCATCACAGAAGGTTCAACAAATAAATATTTTACAAATCAAAGAGCAATTGATGCAGTATCTGCAGCGATATCTTCTGCAATTGCAACTGAAACTACAAATAGAAACACTGCGATATCTACTGCAAAATTAGAAGCAATTAACACTGCGTCAACTGATGCAACAAACAAAGCGTCTACTGCAAAATCAGAAGCTATATCCGCAGCAGCGGCAGCGGCAGATAACAAAGATACGATTGCAATTGCTTCAGCGGTATTTTCATCTAATTCTTACACCGATACTAAAGCGGCAGCAGAAGCTACAACTAGAACTAATGCAATAAATACTGCAATATCAACAGAAATTACAAATAGAAATACTGCAATAGCCGCAGCAGTTTCTGAAATAACTCCTGGCGGATCATCGACTATAACTTTGGGAACGGTATCTACTGGAAATCCAGGGACATCTGTTTCTATTACAAATACTGGAACAGCAACAGCCCCATTGTTTAATTTTACAATTCCTCGTGGAGATGTTGGGCCGCAGGGTCTAAAAGGCGACACAGGATTAACTGGCGCTAAAGGCGATACAGGTGACACTGGTCCAGCTGGTATCCAGGGACCACAAGGTGATACTGGCCCAGCAGGAACAAATGGAACTAATGGAACAAATGGATCAGCCGCAACGATATCTGTAGGAACTGTTACTACTGGTGCCCCAGGATCTTCAGCCATTGTTACAAATGCTGGCACAACATCGGCAGCAGTTCTTAATTTTACAATTCCACAAGGCGCTGCAGGAACTGGCGGATCTAGTTTTAGCGGAAACTCCGATAGCGTAACAGAAGGAACAACAAACCTTTACTTTACAAATGAAAGAGCTCAGACAGCAAATAATTCAAGATTTACTGATGTATATGTAAACATTAATCAAAGTTCTGAAGAGATGCTCACATATATAAATTCTAACTACACCAACAATAGCGCATTGGCAAATACATTAGACGGCTATGTTATGGAAGCAGAAGCAAATCAGCCAGGAGGATATGCAAAGCTTGGGGTGGTAAGCGGTACAATTTTAGATTCCGTTATACCTACTACAATTGCAAGAACTTCTGACATTGCAGCGCAAATAGCAGCTGTTGTCGATGGAGCTCCTGCAACATTTGACACACTAAAAGAAATTTCAGACTACATTGCAGCAGATCAGACAGCTGCATCTTCATTAACTACATTAGTTGGAACTAAGCTTTCCTCAGCAACTGCCGCATCTACATATGCTCCGCTTGCTTCTCCAACATTTACTGGAACAGTTTCTGGTATTACTAAATCAATGGTGGGACTCGAAAACGTAGACAATACTACAGATGCACTAAAGCCAATTTCCACAGCCACCCAATCAGCATTAGATGCCAAGTTAGCAATATCAACCGCATCAACAACATACGCTACAAAAGCATCACCAGTATTTACTGGAACAGTAGATTTTTCTGGTGCAACCGTAACTGGTATTTCAGCACTGCCAGCACAATTAAATAATTCAGGAAAATTTTTAACAACAAATGGAACTACGGCCACTTGGTCTACAATATATAGCGCACTATCTGGTGCCGTTACAGACGGAAGCATAACTGCAAATGCATTTTATAATGCTGGAAACAAATTCCATTTAGGTTCAGGAACAAATGGGTATGGAGAAATATTTGTAGATGCAACCAGCGGAAGGCTATTTCATAGAAAAGTAATTGGTGGCTCATCAGCCGTAGAAATTATTAATGAGTCATGGGAACAAACGCTAACAAATAAAACTATATCTGGAGCAAGCAACACAATAACAAATATTCCAGTTACAGCATTTGGAAATAATACAATAACAAATGATAAATTAGCAAACTCAAGCATAACAATTAACGGAACAGTCGTAGCCCTTGGAACATCTACAACAATATCTGGTGGAGCAAAAACATTCTATAATAACACTGGCACACTACCTACTACTGGTATGGTTGCTGGAGACATTTACATACAATATTAGGATATAAATGAAAATAAATGATGGTTCAAGTTGGTTAGAAGCAAAGGCCTTAAAGATATGGACTGGCTTAAACTTTGAGACCGCAAAAAAGGCCTATGTTTATGACAACGGCTGGAAAATTGCATATCCAAACTTACCACAATCTCCAAACCTAACATTATTATATTCTGGTACAACTTATCCCTCTATACCAACAACTTGGTCTATAATGGGGAATTGGAATACAGACCCAGCATACGCCCCAGTTTCATTTACATATCAATGGAAGCGTAACGGTGCAAATATTCCAGGAGCAACGTCAGCGACATATACAACTACAGCAGCTGATGCTGATTCAAATATAGGCGTAACAACAATTGCAACAAATCAAAGAGGAAGCACAACAATGAGTCAAACCATTGGAGCAACAACTCTTCCTTCAATAGCAACAATGTTTGCATATGACTCTACACCCACCCCTAGTCAGCCATCAGTTACAATAGATACACCAAATTATTTAAATTATACTGGTAGGTGGGGATCTTCATCAAATGCAACAACGTATTCTGTTTCTTCAAACAATGGTTCTATATCTCCATCTGGACAAAATTTTTCTGGCTCTGGAGCCGCAGGCTCATTAACAGTTTCTGTAACTCCTATTAATACATCTAAAACAGTTTATATATATTGGGTAGCAGCACCTGGTGCAGCTTCGTACGATATTATAAAACTTGGAAACGGTGTATCTACAAGCATAAACGTTCCATCCTCAACAACAAGCTATAGCTGGTCAATTGCAGACGGCAACGAAACAAATCAATTTACAGTGTATCCAAGATCACCTGGAGGCACTCAAGGATACGGCATGTCTTCAACAGTAACAGTTTCTAATAAAACTGGACCCGTAGGATCAGCATCAACAACACTTACAGCAGCACCAGTGGTAGCAGCACCTAGCGGAGGATCTGTATACTTAACCCCAACAGGCACACAAATGGCAGGCACAACTATTTATGGATCAACTTCAGGATGGAGCGGAAGCCCAACAGCATATGAAATTAAAATAGTAAAAGCAACGGGATCAACACCAGCAGAAGGCGGAAGCGGTACATCTAATGGAACCGTTTCTGGATCATCAACTTCACACAATATAACAACCGCAGAAGCTTCTGGCACACCAGATCAATTTGCTGTATATGCCAGAGCATATAATGCTGGAGGATGGTCTGCTTGGGCTGGCCCATCAAATACAGTTGTATCAACTCCATACGTCGCACCAGTTACAAGCTACACAGTAAGCTATAGCGCAGGTAGCGGTTCTGGCGGAGGAGATGTTTCATTTAATGCAGGTTCATCAACAGTAGCCCCAGGCACACCATCACGCTCAGGATATTCATTTGGTGGTTGGTATGATACACCTTCTGCTGACTTTACTTATAGTGTTGGCTCTGGTGGAACCTGGACGCCTCCATCACGAAACATAACTATGCATGCAAGATGGAGCCCAGTAGCGGTAGCGGCCCCAGGTACACCAAGCTTAAGCTTTAGTTGGATATCGGGTTCTGGTACAGCGTCAAGTCCATCTAGCTGGCAAGCATCCTGGTCTGATGGTTCTGGAGGAACCCCATCATCCTGGACTTACGAATTGCAGTTTGCAAATTCAAACGGTGGAACGGTAACAGCTTCCGACTCAGGAACAGTTTACAGTAGATCAAAAAATTATAACAGCTATTCTTACGCTTGGTCCCGCTTTAGAGTTCGGGCGAATGGCGACTCACAATCAGCATTTACAGCTTGGAGCTCATGGGCATGACATTAACTAACAATGAACAGATAGCAATACTAAATGGTAAGATTGAATCTATATCAATTGTAATTGATGCGTTGAGAGACGGAATTGCAACAATGCCAGAAGAATTTGAAGGCAAAGAGCCAAGACAAGAGGTTTTAAATAGATTTATATCTGAAGTAGACACCTACACCCAAATGATATCAGATCTAGCATAATAATAAATTTTATCTCAATTATAAATTTAAATAAGATATAATTAGTAAATGCAGTATCGCCAGGAGGCAACATGGCAAGCAATTTCCCAGTAAGCAAAGACAACCTGTCTAACCCTCTTTCAACAGATGAGTTATCAGGACACGCAGCACAGCATGCTAACGCAAATGACGCAATTGAAGCATTAGAAAATGTAGTAGGTATAACAAACTCTGCAGACTCAGACTCTTTGACCTATAAAGTCAATCAACTGTCATCATCAGTATCAACCCTTTCTAACACCGCAACAAGCATTGAAACCTTGATGGGATTAGAAGGAAATAATGATCTAACAATCGCAGGAATTCAAAACAAGACAACTATAGATTCATATGCCTCAGCAGATTATCGGACGGCATCATATGCTTTGCAGATTGTAAAGGCATCCACTGGAGAATCATATTTCTCCAACATAACCGCATTAAGAGGATCTTCTGATATATATGTGTCAGAGTCAAACATAGTAACAAACGCCAATTCATCAATTGCAACGACAGCTTTTGAATCGGTGAATGGTATAATTAATCTAACAGTCACCCCAGTATCAGGAGAAGTAACTGTAAGATATTTTAGAACAGCGTTAAAATAAAGCAGTAAGAGGAGTCATAAATTATGGCAATAGTAAATAAGAACTTTAGAGTAAAGAATGGTCTTATCGTTGACGGTTCCGTCGCAACGGTAAATGGATTTAATGTATTAACAGAGGCATCAACGGCCTTCATCATCAGCACAGTTGGCGGATCAGCAGATACAGCCAATACTCCTAATACTGTAGTAAAGCGTGACGGCTCAGGTAACTTTGCAGCAGGCACAATTACAGCATCTATCGTTGGTAACTTAACTGGTAACGTAACAGGAACAGTTTCAAGCCTTTCAAACCATGATACTGACGATCTTGCAGAAGGATCAAATCTATATTTCACAAATGCTCGTGCATTAGCAGCAACAGCTGCCGCATACGATGCAGCAGGTGCAGCATCAAGCGCACAGGCAAACGCAGCAACAGATGCCACAGCTAAAGTAGCAGCAGAAGCCACAGCACGTAACTCAGCAATCGCATCAGCAATTGCAACAGAAGTCACTGATAGAAATTCAGCAATTGCAACAGCAAAGACAGCAGCAGAAGCCACTGCAGCAGCAGATGCTACATCTAAGGCCAACGCAGCACGAGCAGCAGCAGAAGCCACTGCAGCAGCAGCCTTGTCAGCCGCAATTACAACAGAAGTTTCAGAGCGTAACACAGCGATTAACACAGCCGTAAGCGTATTAACAACTGGTGCACCAGAGCTTCTTGACACATTAAATGAATTGGCAGCAGCAATTAACGATGATGCAAATTATGCATCAACAATGACAACTGCTTTAGCTACAAAAGCTAACGCATCACAGGTCACAACAGATATTGCAGCAGCAGTTTCTACAGCATCAGCAGATGCAACATCCAAGGTAGCTGCAGAAGCAACCGCTAGAAACTCAGCAATTTCAACAGCAATCTCAGGTGAAGTCACTGATCGAAATGCAGCAATTGCAGCAGCCCAGGCAGCAGCCCAGGCAGCAGCAGAAGCCACAGCAGCAGATGCTCTTGCAGACGCTAAAGATGGCTCAGCACCATTTACAGTAGTTAATGTAAATGATGTTGCAGCAGTACGGGCAGCAACTACAACAGTTTCTTCAGCTGGAACCGTAAATGCTTTAACATGGTCAGGATCTGACTACCGTACAGCAAAGGCACTTGTTAAGTTTAAGAATGGAGTAAACACTCAGGTTTCTGAAGTTCTCCTAACACTTGATACAAGCAATAACGTAGCAATAACAGAATTTGGTTCAATTACAACTGGAACCGACCTAGGAACAGTATCAGCGGCATATGCTTCAGGTAGTGTTTCAATATCAGTAACAACAACCTACGCATCAACAGATGTAATGGTTTATGCAACACTAATTAAATAATTAATAAAAGGTATGGGGTCCTTCCAAAACCCCACCAAAACAATTAGGGGATACGTGAACTTAAATGGCAATAGTAAATAAAAACTTCAAGGTTAAAAATGGCCTTAACGTAGCAGGACCTGCAACATTCGATGCAGCAGTAAATGTAGACAACTTAGTCTTAAATTCAACCCCCCTTGCCTTCGACTCATCAACTGGAAGATTAAAGATCCAGATCGATGGTGCTTGGAAGGAAATTGCCCTCCTAACAGATGCGGCAGAAGATGCAGGCGCTTTAACATTTATGGATATTGGATTGGCCATGGACTATAACGGTCAGCCAATCTATACAGTTTATGCAAACGGAGTAAATACAACAGCCACAAAATTTGCGGATGGTGGAGATTACTCAACAGAAATCTACAGCATGACCTTTGATTCTGGAACAATTAACTAATTGTTTTGGAATTATTGTAGTGCTATAATTACCAAATAAGTCTAAATAAGGGGTGGCAAATATGTCAACAGTAAGAATTCAAGTAAGAAGAGGCACAGCTTCACAGTGGACCTCAGTAAATCCAATTTTGGCAGCAGGAGAAATGGGTGTTGAGTCAGACTCAAACCTATTTAAATTCGGTAACGGGTCTTCTACATGGACTGCCCTTGCATATGCAAACAATTCAGATGTAGCGATTGGTGAAATATCCCAAGACGCAGTAAACCAGGCCCTCGCAGTAGGCGCAGGACTTACAAAGACATATAACGATGGTGCCAATACAATAACCGTCGCAGTAGATGATTCATACTTTAATGAGCTTGCACAGGATGCAGTTAACTCAGCAATTCAGGCTGGAACAGGAATCACAAGAGTATACAACGACTCTAATAACACAATAACATTCTCAGCAGATGAGGCCGTTCTTGCAACAAGAACATATGTTAATAACCTAAACACTACGCTTCAAAATACAGCAGACTCAACGTATTTATTAGCAGCAGACCTCGGAACAGCAGGCGGACCAGCTTCATTAAACTCTTCTGGAAAAGTCCCAGCTAATCAGCTAGATATTACAAATACAGTAAAGACTATTGCTTCAACAACTATAGTTGGAGGAAGAGGATCAAATGTAACACATGATGTTGAAGCTGGAACACTTACGCTATCGGCACCAATTACAGGAACTGGATCAGTTACAATAGCAAATAATGCTGGAGATAACGGAATGACTGTTGGTCTAACACCAATAGTAGACGCAACAACAAAATTAAGAACCCCTCTAGTTGAGACAACCGCAGTAAATACTAGCACTTTAGACGCCGCAACTGGAACAATTGGAGCGCTTACTATTTCTGGAAACTTAACTGTTAACGGAACCTCAACAACAGTAAATTCTACAAACGTTTCAATTGACGATCCAATGCTTTACCTCGGAGACGGAAACCAGTCTAACGTATTAGACCTAGGTGTAGTTGCAGCATTTAATAATGGAACTTACCAGCATGCAGGACTTGTTCGTGATGCATCAGATGCAACATGGAAGCTTTTCTCTGGAGTAACGGCAGAACCAGGAACAACAGTAGATTTTACTACTTATACAAAAGACTCTCTTGAGCTTGGAAATCTGTTCGCAGATGCAGCCGTAATTGGAGATGTAAGCAATGCAGAGCTACAGCGTTTACATGGTGTCACATCTCCCATACAGGCCCAAATTGATGCTAAGTTAGCAACTACAACAGCTGCAACAACTTACGCACCACTTGCCTCACCAACACTTAGCGATGTTACACTAACTGGAACTATTACAGCACCATATCACACATTAAATGGAGCTGTAATTCAAGATGGAACAATTACTAATCAACAGATTAGCGCATCAGCAGCAATTGCACAAAGCAAAATTACTGGACTAACAGAAGCAATTGCAGAGCGAGCAAAGATCGAGGGACCAACATTTACTGGAATGGTAACCCTTCCAGCAACAACATCAATAGGATCAGTAAGCGCTACAGAAATTGGATACCTTGATTCAGCAACATCAAACATTCAAGCACAGATTAATGGAGTAGTTGCAACGGTATCTAGCGATTACACAACTCTTAGTGGTCTTATTACAGCAGAAGCATCAGCACGTAGTGCAGCAATTTCAACAATCAATACTGCAAATGGTACACAGGATGTAGCAATTGCTACTAAGTCACCAATTGAGTCACCAACGTTTACAGGCACTGTAACTGTTCCAACGCTAGCAGTAACAGGATCAGCTTCAGGTATTACAAAGACAATGGTTGGTTTAGCAAATGTTGATAATACAGCAGACGCAGACAAGCCAGTTTCAAGTGCAGCACAGACAGCATTGGATGCTAAATTAGCAGTAGCAACTGCCGCATCAACTTATGCTCCAATTGCTTCACCAACATTTACTGGAACAGTATCTGGCGTAACAAAAGCTCACGTAGGACTTGAAAACGTAGACAATACAGCAGATGCCTCAAAGCCAGTTTCAACAGCACAGGCTACAGCAATTGCAACTGCTAAGTCAGAAGCAATCGCAGATGCAACATCACAAGTAAATGCACTACTAGCAGGAGCCCCAGCAGCACTCAATACACTTGATGAGCTTGCAGCAGCTCTTGGAGATGATGCAAACTTTGCTTCAACAATAACAACAAGCATTTCTGCCAAAGCACCACTTGCAAGCCCAACATTTACAGGAACTGTAACAGTAGGCGCAGCAGGAATTGTATTTTCAGATGGAACCCAGACACGGGCTGGAGTGCCTTCTATAACAACAATAGGCACAGCACGTTCAGCTTCTGAAACATTAGCAGCAGGAGAACAAGATAAGTTTGTACCTGTATCAGGAGCAGTTGTAATAACTCTTCCTGCAACAGGATATTCAACTGGACAATCAATTGATTTCTGGCAACAGACTGGAACTGGTGCATCATTTGCAGCAACTAATGGTGTAGTTGGAACTCCAGGACTAAAGTTCAGAACAACAAATTCAGTTGTAACAGCACTAAAAATTTCAAGCGGATGGTTGGTCTTTGGAGACCTATCAGCGTAATAGGATCAAGGGAGAATATATAAATGTCAAAACAATCAGGTAGAATGAGCCAGTCTTCAAATGACTTCTTGGCTCCATACGCTCCTACGATAGGAACAGCAACAAACCTGGGATCAGGTCGAGCATTTAATAATGGACGTGCAGACGTAACGTTTACACCTGATTCTAGAAATGCTGCAAATTCATTTACAGTAACATCTTCTCCTGGAGGATACACTGGAACAGGAGCGGCGTCACCAGTATCTGTTTTAGGCCTACAGTCAGGAGTTGCATATACATTTACTGTAACTGCAACAAATAGCTACGGAACTTCAGAAGCATCAGCTGCGTCAAATTCAGTTACAGCAACTACAAAGCCAGCAACAATGGCTGCTCCAACTGCAACTGCTCAAACAAATCAAGATTCTGTCACCTGGGCTACAGTTGTTCCAAATAACGGAGGATCTGCAATAACTGGATACGTTCTAACATCTTCGGATGGACCAACATATTCAATAACAGGAACAAGCCACACCGTACCAGAGACAGCAAATACAGCCCAGACATATAGAATTCAGGCAGTAAATGCAAATGGTACTTCAGAGTATTCCCCTAACTCTAATTCAGTTACAACATTGGCACCGTTCTTCCCGCCGTTCTTTCCACCAAGCTTCTTCGCACCACCAAGCTTCTTTGCCCCACCAGGGTTCTTTGCCCCACCAGGGTTCTTTGCCCCACCAGGGTTCTTTGCCCCACCAGGGTTCTTCGCACCACCAAGCTTCTTTGCCCCACCAGGGTTCTTTGCCCCACCAGGGTTCTTTGCCCCACCAGGGTTCTTCGCACCACCAAGCTTCTTCGCACCACCAAGATTCTTTGGATGCATTGATGAAGACACACTAGTTTCAGTACTAGACGGAGATTTTATAATATATGTACCAGCAAAAGATATCAAGATAGGAGATATTGTTGCTGGAGTTAAATGGGATGAACTTACATCTGAAATTGATCAAGACCCATCTGTTTGGTCATCAAAATCAATAACAGAAATGACCGTAGTCCCAACAACAATTACAAACATAGTACCTTCAGTAAAAGACATAACAATGTATTTTAACGGAGACATGTCAAAGAGATTCTCTCTAGAACAAACAGTGCTTGTAAAAAGAAATGACGTCTATATGTTTATTACAACAGGAACAGTAGAAGCAGGAGACGTCATCCTACAAAGAGTTGAAAACCAAGGATTTACTGAAATAAAGGTTGAATCTATAAATACTATTGATGAAACAAGAAATGTCTATCAGCTAGATGCTTCACCAATAGATGCTTTAATTGCAGGAGACATTGTAGTACACAACCTAAAGATGTACTAATGTCTATATACCACCTTCATATACCTAGAACATCTGGAGTATACATAAGGAACAATATGGTCCCAGACCTTATTGCTAAAGATATCCCGCACTTTGCGTCAAATCGAACACGAATTGATGTAGATCACATTAAAGAAAGTAAGTTTGTTATAGGACACTTTGGGAGAATGCCATTGAAATATATGGAGTCTCCCAAAGTTTTCTGTTTACTTAGAGATCCAGTAGAAAGATATGTTAGCTATTTTAAATATAATACTGGGCATATAACATCAAAAGCGGCGGCGGAAAATAATTTAGATCAATGGTTATACAAAGAGCAGTCAGAAATACAAGGTAACCTGCAGTCTAAATTTTTAACTGGTTCAACAGATGTAAATCTTTTTAATAGTTATATAGGAGTAAGCTCAGAATCATATATAGACAATATATGGCACCTAGAAGACTACTCTCTAGACATTGATAAGATTAAAGAATCTATAGCAGGTATTAATATATATACAATGGAAAACTATGATAAGTTTAAGTTTGATTTTAACGAAGAGGTTAAAAAACAATTTGGAATAAATGCGTTTAAGTACTCAGATAAATCCAACCAGTCCCCATCAGTTAAAGTAGAAATTAACGAATCCCATTTAAAAAGAATTAAAGAGTTAAACGAAGTAGATTGTGAGATATACGAATATGTACGAAAGACTGAAAAAAAATAGCGAGTGGTCTATTTTAAAATTAGGCGATTTTAACATAGACAATATAAAAAAAGAAGTATCCTCTTTTGAGGAAGAGTGGTACTCCTATACAAAAAGACAGGAAACTTTTTATACCCACAAAGACACAAAAATGTTCCCGATATGCTTAACGGATGAATCTATCTGGAAACCTGGGGATGCGGTAGAAGTAACCCAGTATAATAAGTTTATTAATGATCAGGCAAACATAGAAATAGATATAATTTTTGAAAAGCTTGCTGCTTATTATTCTGGCAAAATAATAAGATGCGAAGTGGTAAACCTGCCAGCCAATGTAACTATCAGGCCACATGTTGACGGAGGGCCCTTGCTACATTACTCAAGAAGAGTTCATGTACCAATAATTACAAATAAAGATGTTACATTTACAGTAATGGATAATACTATAAATATGGAACAAGGCGGGTGGTATGAAATCAATAACCAGATGAAGCATGCAGCTAGCAATAATAGCACAGTAGACAGAGTCCATTTAATTATTGACATCATGCCAGACGATATGTTACACTATAACAAGACAGGAGCGTAAATGATTGCAAATATAAAACCAAACTGGTCATCAAAAGAAATGCTATTTCCAGGACTATGGGTATACAGAAATGTAATGCCTCAGTCTATAATGGACAGAACAAAAGATTTCATTGAAGCCAATAATGACTCATACAAATGGGCAGACGCAACAGTAGGATATTCTGAAACAAAGTTAGACTACAGAGATTGCCAAGATTTTAAAATTGGAGAAATTAAAAGCCCTAAAAATATACAAGAATTTGCTTTGTCAGAAATATGGGAGTCTGCGTATGCAGCACAGATCCCATCAGTTGAAGATTATTGCGGCAAGTATAATGTTAGAATGAATTACTGGGAAGTTATGAACTTCATTCAATACGGCCCTGGACAACACTTTAAAGAACATGCAGATCATGGTTTCTCATATAGCGCTACAGTCTCATTGGTAGCATATCCAAATGACGATTATCTTGGCGGAGAACTAACTTTTCCAAAGCTAGATATCTCTATTAAACCACAAGCTGGAGATCTTTACATATTCCCTTCCACATACCTATTCTCTCACGTTGCCGAGCCCGTTACAGAAGGAAGAAAGTATTCAATTGTAACTATGCTAGACTACAACGATCATGCACACTGCCAAGAGTTTATGCAAATGAGAGCAGAAAGAGTTGAACGTGAAAAACATAAAGGTATACAAAACTAGAGAGGGATACGCTCAAGTATCCCCATTAAACGCAAAAAGATCTTGGATGGACGATACTTACGAGTTCCACGCATATAAATGTTTTCCAGTAGGGCTAACTAACCAACTAGGTTGGGGGATATCTTTTCCAGAAGACATCACTTTTATCTGGGATGGAATTTGCGACTCCACCCCAGACCATGTTAAAGTTCTTGCTGGTGAAAAATATGCTTATACAAGTAGGGCAAATGCAACAATTAGTTTTAACACTGGATTAATGTTCGTAACAGATAAAGACGAGACGCTTCTCTCAATGCCAGTGCCTAATCAGTTTATAGATGGAGTTGTTCCATTTACAACACTTCTATCTACATCATTTTTTAAGGGAGATCTACCAGTAGCTTGGAGAATAACTAGACCAAATGTAGAAATAACAATAAAAGCCAACACTCCAATAATATCTGTAATACCAATAAATCTGCAAGATTTACAAAATTCAGAAATGGTATTATCTCCAATAACAGAAATTAGCAGGCCAAAGTTTCTTCCAGAATCTTATTCTGCAGCAGTAATGGCTGCAAATGCGGAAGGTAGGTGGACTAATTTTTATAGAGATGCCACAGACCATAAAGGGAATAAACAAGGAGAGCATCAAGTAAAAGCAATTAGATTAAAGGGTGGCTCTGAGTAAATGATTAATGGTAAAATATATATTATAGAGAATGAGGGTTAAAATGAAGGCAGCAAACGAAGACATGAAGCTACACGCTCCAAAATCAATAACTCCTTCTGGATTTTATGGCAATTCTTCTGACAACATAGTAGAGTTAGAAAATTTCTTAACCCCAGAAGAAAGAGAGCGATTGATAACATTTGCTTTGAACAATAAAATATGGGATCACACAGAAACTCACGTAGATGAAGATGGTCTTGTTTTGTATGATGCAAATATATGGAAAGATCGTGTATGCACTTACTTCTCTTTAATGGAGTCAGACCCAACTATACTTGATTTAATTAATAGCATGATTGCAAGACTTAAAATTGAAGTAGATAAATTCTTTGAAGTTGATGCAAAAGAGACTGGCCCAGCGATTGTTAGATGGCCAGTTGGAGCAAGACAAGAGCCACATGCAGATAAAGAATTTCATACTGGTATTGAAAAGGGAAGAGCGAATGATTTTCCCCACTATGACCTAGCAGGCCTATTTTATTTTAATGATGACTATGAGGGTGGAGAATTATACTTCCCACAACATGGAATAGAGTTCAAGCCTAAAGCAGGAGCAGCATATTTTTTCCCAGGCGATATGTATTATACACACGGAGTTAGGCCAGTAAAATCTGGCAATAGATTTACATCTCCATTTTTTTGGACGATTATGAGACACACAGGAGAAAGACAACCATGAGCAATTTAGAGTATGTAGAATTATATCCAAAAGTAGACGTTTACCGAAATGTTTTGTCTGATCCACAAAAGCTTTATGAAACGATGAAAAAGTCTGAACAGACTTCAGAAGGAAAGCATTATTTAAGATCATGGGATCCGTGGGCTCATTTTGGAACATACTCTCAGGTCAAAGATCCTGCAGAGATAAAAGATGTCTCTGAAGATGCAATGTTTGTTGAAGAAAAAGATTTTGCCGATCAAGTACAAAAAGCATACGATTTAGTTTTAAACGACTATATTCAAAGACACAACATAGAGCTTAAGCCAGGATGGCATTTTAGCGGATGCTCTTTTTCTAAATACAGAGACCAAGTAGATGTATTGAACAACAAGATGACAATGCAATATCACACTGATTTTATTATATCTGAAAGAGATATGCCTGGTTCAAAATTTCAGCTAACATGCACAATGTACATAAATGATGACTATCAAGGCGGAGACATTGAATTTTTTGTAGATGGCAATTTAATAAATCATAAGCCACAAGCAGGAGACATCCTTGTATTTCCATCAGACGCACCATATTTTCATGGAGTAAAGACTATTCATGGTGGAGAAAAGTTCTTTGTTAGAAACTTTGTAATGTATCCGTATGATGGACATCCTGACTGGCTTGCAAAACAAAAGCAAATGGGTGCAGCAAACTGGATGAAAAAAGAATTTAAAAGACTAGAGTATGATAATCCAAGAAACATGAAATATCTTCAGGACGGAATTCCTACAGAGTATGATGATCTGACTGGAAATAAAAATGGTCCAAGTGAGGGAATGTAATGAAATTAACAAAGCTAACAGAAGACATTTTTCTGTATGAAGACTATATAACAAAAGAAGAGTGCTCATCAGTCATTGGACTATTAAATAAGCTTGAGCAAAATGAAGAAGGCTACTGGAAAGGAATATCTTTCTATGAGTCATCCTCTGCAAGATATCCATATGACGGAGAGCCAATCTTACAAGAGTTTAATCTTAGCCCAACTTGGTTTACTGATTTAAAAAATCGCTTTAGACAATCGGCTGCGGATGTGGCAAATAAATCATTTGAAGATATGTCGCAAATTAGCTTCCATGTTCAAAGATGGCTTCCAGGAGCATTTGCCCCGAAGCACTCAGACAATAGCGATCACGAAGGAAATATGGGTGCATTTACAAGAAGTAGATACGCTGGGTTCCTTTATTTAAATGACGACTTTGAAGGCGGTACTTTAAAGTTTGATGCAAAGCACGGAGAGATTCCTTTGGAAGTTGTTCCAAAAGCTGGTTCATTTTTAATATTCCATGGTGGCCACAAGAACATGCACGAAGTTACAGTTGTTAAAAAAGCTGCAAGATATACACTTGGATCTTTTTGGGATGATAGAGAAGAATCAGATTATCCAGAAGATGTAAGAGCCGCTTGGGCAGAAGAGCTAGCTGGAGTAAGAGCAATGCAAAAGGGCGAACAAGAAGAATGGAAAGATATCAGAGACAAAGGTCTAAGACTATCCCCAGACGGAGCCATAATCCCTGCATCAGAAGTAGAGGGAAATTAATGAGTAGCAAAGACTTCAACCCAGAAGATATGTACCACATGTTTATATTGAAACAGTTGTCGAGCAGCATTTGGTATTTTAAAAATGTTATTAGCTATCCAAAAGAATTGCTAGAGTTTATCAACGAAGTTGACCTTGATGAAAGAAGTCACCAAACAATAACTCAGTGGAGCCCTTGGATAGCAAGCGATAATCCCGCAGTCGTATATGGTAAAAACAAAAATATAATAACTAATAATGTTAAAAATAAAATTGATAATGGAAGACTTGATCAAAAGATTTTGTATATTAAAAATAGTCTTGAGATGGCATTTGAAATGTGTCTTAATCAGTACTTGGCTAACCATAACTTAGACCCATCAAGATATAGTTTAATGACAAGCGAGATTCCAGTAAGAAGATGGACAGGGCCAGGAATGGGACCTCATTGCGATAACTATGACGGAGATAGCGACCTTGCATTTTCTATGATATCTTATCTAAACTCAGATTATGAGGGTGGGGAAATTGAGTTTCCAAATCACGGCATATCAATAAAGCCAGAAGAAGGAAGCTTGCTTATTTTCCCAAGCAAAGAACCATACCTGCATAAAGTAAATGACGTTATTTCTGGAGATAGGTATACCTCACACCTGTCTGTATATAACAGTAAAGTGGTATAATTAAAAAATGGCAACAACAGGTGTTAATGGATGGCGTTTCCCAAGCTACACGGACTCTCCCGATGTACCTAGGGACTTGGGCGCTTTAGGAACAGACATAGCTGCATTCATTGCAGCAAACCCTGGGCCACAGGGAGCGACAGGACCAGCAAACGTATTAACTGTTGCTGCTACAAACACTATTAATCCTGGGCAGAGCGCCTCAGTAACTATTAGTGGAACAGCGCCCTCACAATCACTAACATTTAATATTCCAAGAGGAGTAGACGGCGTTCTGGGCGGGCCAGGACCAGCAAACGTGTTAAGCGTTGGAACTGTATCAGCAGGAGCAGCTGGCACACAGCCACAGGTAACCATAACTGGAACCGCTCCTTCTCAAACAATAAACTTTACAATTCCTCGTGGAGACACAGGGCTAACTGGTGCCAAAGGTGATACTGGCGCATCTGGGCCTAAAGGAGATGCGGCAGCAACAATAACAGTGGCCCCAACAGTTACAACTTCAGCCGCTGGCACAAATGCTGTAGTAACAAATTCTGGCACAACTAGCGATGTAGTTTTAAACTTTACGATTCCCCGTGGAGCTGATGGTTTACCAGGTGCAACAGGACCAGCTGGACCAGCTGGAACAAATGCAAACATAGATCCTATTGCTACAAGAATTTCATTAAATTATGCAGCGACAGATATTTCACCAATTGGAGTTAACTCTAATTGGTTTCCTTTAGCTACAAATCAATTTACACTAGGTCTCTTGGGGCCATTAAATGCTGGAGACCAGCGCACAACAAGAGGCTGGAAAAATATATATTTAAATTCTGCAGCCACAGTAATATCTGATGCAAGAACAAAAGAAAACATAATCACGTCAGACCTTGGTTTAGATTTTATAAATAACCTTAATCCTGTTAAGTATAATAAGATAGATGGAAGTAGAACGCATTATGGCTTAATTGCACAAGAAGTTAAATCAGTATTAGATGCTGCTGGAGTAGCAGACTTTGGCGGATGGGTGATATCGGATGTCGCCGACCCAGAGGGTCAACAGGCATTGAGATACGAAGAGTTTATTTCGCCATTAATTAAAGCGGTACAAGAACTCACAGCAAGAGTAAAAACACTAGAAGAGCAGTAGGTCTTGGATGTCATATAAAAGCGTAGTCTTAAATGACCATCCAACATCGTTCTATTTATTAGATGAAGTTAGATCTGGAAGCGTTGGATCATACTCTGGAATAATCTCACAATTTGCAACATACCAGGCTTTAAAAGACAGTGGCCTCACATATTCTGCCCTTAGCGGACTTCCAGTTTATGATTATTCTGGAAATGTTAATGATGGCTATGCGGTAAACACTTCAAACAAAGAGCTAATGCCTTTAATTTCTGGCGGGATAAGAGGGACACAGATACTCTCAGACACAGAAGTTCACTATACACCAAGAGGAATTGCAAACGAATATAACAGCGATGACTCATTTACAATTGAAGCTTGGTGTCTTTTGCCCACACTTGAAAACGATATAACAATAGTTGCAGACACATCAATTAATACAGGACTTTTTTATGAAAATGGAAATATTGTTTTTAGAATTGGTTCTATAGAAGTGCAGCACACAGTTTCGAACACAGAGTCATTGTATGTTGCTGGTGTTTATCAGAATGACTCAATTTCTCTTTATGTAAATGGTTACATAGTAGATTCTGTATCAACAGAAGGATACAGGTTTTCTAACTCAGATATAGATTTTAAAACAGGCTCAGCAGATGGTAAATTTGTAATTGATTGTGTTGGTTTTTATAAATTTAATCTTTCAGATAGCCAAATTAAAAAGCATTACACTGAAGGAATAAAGGAAATCAACTCCTCGCAAATAGTTGATGCAGATGGCGGATACATGTTTAGCATGAACTCTTTCCCGATAAAGCCTAAATTTAAATTTTCCTACCCAGGCTCTAAATCTTGGTCTGATGTTATTGGAAGTGGAATATCTGTGTCTAATGATGGATCATATATTTATTTCCCAAAAACAGAAATATCAGTAGCCGCAACTCATTCATTCACGGACTACTTTATTGTTCCAGACTACTTAGATATATCAACTAGCCAAATACACTGGTCAAATGATGTAAAAGGTATAAAAGTAGAGGTAAAAATAAGCGGAGAAGAATGGGCGGAATGTAAAAATGGAAGCCCAATGCCATACTTTAATAAAAACAGTAATAAAATAGGAACCGTTATATACATTAGGGTTACAATGTCGTCAGACGATACAAGTAAGTATCAGCCTATATTAAAAAATTTAGAAATCATGTTCTATAGCTCAAAAAACTTTTATGGAGATAACTCTGGGTATTATGTATCTTCAAGCTTTGATTATGCTTTGCCTAAGAGCAACAGTAGAATTTTGTCTTATAATAAAAACAATGGATTAAGGATGTATGCTGGCCATGGATTCTCATTAAACAATATACCTCCAGTAAGATCAGTAGAAATGATATTCACACCAGAATCTGGAGAAAATGTTTTAGTCTCGGCATCTTCAAAGATATACGAATGGTCATCCCTAGGAGCAATATCAAAAACAGCAATTGCATCAATATACGTAAATGGTATAAATAGGACATCTTCTACAAATGTATTTGATTTTCTAGCAATAGGCCTACCTCATCATATTGTAATCACCTTTACCTCTGATGCGACAAATCTTAAATTTAATCAAAATCAGTCTGACTCAAAATACGGCATAGGCCATATGTATAACAACCTGGCCATATATGAATCTGCTCTATCAGAGGCCAAAGTATTAAATCATTACCTGCTCTATACTGGAAATATTGTAAATACAGTAAACGACACAAGTATGACCATCCTTGAAGCAACAACTGGGAATAACTTTACCCCCTTCACATTGACTTCTGTAGAGTCTTTGTCAATAAGCCTTTAAATATTGCATTTCTTTGTCACAAATCTGGACTTTGGTCTTATATAATGGTATGATTGTGGTCTATGGATATCTTAAATAAAAATACCAGGATTGTTGAAGAGACAACCCTAGGAATCTATGTGTGGGAAATGCCTGATGGCAGATGGATTGGGGATGATGATGGCAATTTTCTTTCGATCACATCAATCAAAGGCAATAGATCCAGAATCGATGCTTTGGCTAGAGAAGTTCGCTCATACGGTATTCATGAGGGCCAGCCTAAATTTCTTTCTGGGAGAAGAAAGATCAATGACGAAGAGCTTGAAGAGCAAGAACAAAGACTTAGATGGGGACTTCCCCCAGATCCATACGACATAGGAATCTATAAAGACTCCGTATCAAGAGGTGGTAAAGTACAATGACACGCAACATAGAAGTTTTAGAAGACGACAACTCTTCCAATACAATTGACATTTCAAATACATCTGACTGGTTTCATTTTCAAAAAGCAGAAGAGTCAGAAGACCCATTTAAAATAGGCTTAGAGGAAATTAAAAAACTTAGAGGCCTTGGCACAAACTTTAAGCGCAAAATTAATCGTGATTTTTCAAAGGCTTTTGTAGGAGTCGACGGCGCAGGAACACAACAAAACCTTTTGCAGCAAGCAATTAGCGGATATGCTTTATTTGACCTTGTCGAGCCAACTTATAATTTAGAATATCTTTCAAAAATATATGAAGTTTCAACATACAATTACGCAGCAATTAATGCAAAGGTTTCTAATATTGTTGGTCTAGGATATATGTTTACGGAGACATCAAAAGCAAAAGATGCAATGGATGCCATAACCGATCAAAAGCAGGTCGACAGAGCACGTGCAAAAATTGATAGAATTAAAACACAGCTAGATCGCTGGCTTGATGATTGTAACGAAGAGGAGTCGTTTACAGAGACCCTTATAAAGGCCTACACAGACCTTGAGGCGACTGGAAACGGCTACATAGAGATTGGACGTACAACTGCTGGGGACATAGGCTACATAGGCCACATACCAGCCAAGACAATGCGTGTACGCAGATTACGTGATGGATTTATTCAATTGCTTTATGGCAAGGCGGTTTACTTCCGAAATTTTGGAGACCTTGAAACACCAAGCCCAATTGCTGGTCAAGAAGATCGACCAAATGAAATTATACATTTAAAGAAATACACTCCAATGAATAACTACTACGGAGTCCCAGATATTATTGCAGCACAACAAGCGCTGGCAGGAAACGAATTTGCTGGAAGATACAACTTAGACTACTTTGAAAACAAGGCGGTCCCAAGATATATTATTACAGTAAAAGGAGCAAAGCTTTCACCAGAGTCAGAAAGAAAATTGCTTGAATTTTTCCAGGTTGGACTAAAAGGCAAGAATCACAGATCCCTTTATATCCCACTTCCAGCGGATACTCCAGATTCAAAAACAGAATTTAAGATGGAGCCAATTGAAGCAGGAGAGCAAGAGTCTTCATTTAATATTTATCGTAAGTCTAATAGAGATGAAATTCTTTTGGCTCACCGTGTTCCAATTAGCAAGATAGGTATCCCAGAGGGGATTAACCTAGCAGCTGCCAGAGATGCGGACAAGACATTTAAAGAACAGGTTTGTAGACCTTCACAGGATAGACTTGAAAAGAAATTAAATTATTTAATTGCAGAAAAGACAGATGTCGTACAATTAAAATTCAACGAGCTCAGTCTTACTGATGAAGAGACCCAAAGCCGTATTGATGAAATTTATTTAAGAATGCAGGTAATAACTCCAAACGAAGTTCGTATTAGAAAGAATATGACAACGGTTGACGGCGGGGACGAAATGGTAGATTTAAAGCCACAGCAGGTGGCTGACCAGAAAGCAAAATCCACTGGAAATAAAAAGCGAGATCAACAAAGATCAGCCAATGCCCCAGATAAAAGCGGAGAGGCCAGAAACCCCAAGGGCGATGGTCCAAAAGTCAAATAAGTTTAATCAACTGTTATTTGCGTTATAGTAGATAAACCACTAAAATTAAGCATATGAACATTGAAAAAGGCCATTGGTCTAGTAATGGCGAAAATCTACATTTGTCGATTCCGTTTACTAAGGTCAATCGAGAAAATAGAACTGTATCTGGTTTTGCAACATTAGACAATGTTGACCAGACAGGCGATGTAGTCACAGCAGAGGCAAGCGTAAAAGCTTTTGAAAACTTCAGAGGAAATCTCCGTGAGATGCATCAGTCGAATGCAGTAGGTAAAGTTGTTTCATTCAAACCAGAAACCTACTACGATCAAAAGTCTCAAACTTTTTACAATGGCGTTTATGTAACTTCATACATTTCAAAGGGTGCACAAGATACTTGGGAAAAAGTTCTTGATGGCACTCTTTCTGGTTTTTCAATCGGCGGAAAGATTAAAGAGTCAGACAACGAAGTTAACAAGGCAACAGGAGAAGCAGTTAGATTTATCAAGGATTATGATCTAGTTGAGCTTTCAATTGTTGACTCACCAGCAAACGAGCTATGTAATATTTTGTCAATCGAAAAGGTTAACGGACAGATGATTTACAAAGGCCTTGCTGCAAATGTAGTAACAGAAAATATTTTTTATTGCGAAGACAGCGACTCAGTGTTTATGTCCACAGAAAAAACTTTTGATTCACCTATATCTGGAAAACCAGCTGCGCTAATCGGTTGGGTAGAAAGTTCAGATATCAATAAGTCAAAAGAGATAGATAAGATTCTTGCTTCATTCAAGAAGTCAAGATTACCGTTGCCTGAAACACAATTAGCAAAACAGGCAAACGTAGAAGGAGGTAATAAAATGTCAGATACAAACATTGATAATGTTGAAAAAGCTTTAACAGCAGAAGCAACAATCGAATCAACTGAAGCCGTAGCCGTAGAAGCTCCAGCAGCAGATGAAGCAAATGTCGATCTTTTTGACAAATCATCCGAGGTTGCAGAAGTTGCAACTGAAGAAGCCTCTGCCGACAACGTTGAAAAAGCAGCCGATACAGTAGAAGTTATGGTTGATGAACCTGATTTTGCAAAAATGTTAGGCGATCTAAAAGGCTTTTTCGCAGAGACACTCACAAAAGCTACAGAAGCAAATGCTGCACAAGTTACAGAAATTAAAACATCTGTAGAAGCTTTCAGCAAGAGCGTCGACGATAGAATTTCTGAGTTGGCAGAAAAGCACAGCGCACTTAGTGCTGCTGTGACAGAGATAAAGGGCACCATTGATGGTGTTCAAAAGCAGGTTGATGCCGTAGAAGGCGATACCGCAATTAAGAAGTCCTCTGACCTTGGCGGGTCTGAGGTGTTTACCAAATCCAAATCAAAATGGTCAGGAGCTTTCCTCGGTTCCGTAAATGAAATCTTTAACTAAAATAAGGTAGGTGAAATAAAAATGAGTAATGAATTATTAGAAAAGGCCGCAGCAGCTGGTACAACAGTATCAACTGGGTTCGGTTCTTCAACAGGTGGTTCAGGCGTTCATGTTGCTTCAGAAAATGGCAACGGTGGACTTCTAAACCCAGAACAATCAGCAAGATTCTTGGACTATATGTTCGATGCTACCGTAATTGGTAAGGTTGCACGTACGGTTCGTATGAAATCTGACACAACAGAAATTGATCGCATGTCAGTAGGAGAAAAGCTTGTAAAGCTTGCATCCGAAGGAGAAAACACAGCTGTAAACCAGGGTGTAACATTCTCAAAGATCTCTCTCACAACAAAGAAGCTCCGCATGGACTGGGAACTTTCAACTGAGTCTCTAGAAGACAACATCGAAGGTGCAGATCTTGAAGATCATATTGCACGTATGATGGCAACACAAGCTGGAAATGACATCGAAGATCTTATTCTTAACGGTGACACATCACTTTCAGCCGATGCTCTGTACAAGTCATTTGACGGTGCAGTTAAGAAGGCAAAGACACACGGTCGTGTAGTCGATGCAGCAGGTGCGGGAATTTCCCGTGA